TTTATGACCATTCACACGCTGAAGAGTTCCGAAAGTAATATCTTTGTTTCCTGTAGCCGTTCCATCGATAGTCCACGATCCGTCTGCATTCTTTGTTGCGGTTATTCCTACTTCGGTTGTGGTCGAATAACTGTTATTGTTTAGCTGATTCCACGCCACAGTCCCACCAACAATCTTCTCCAGCGTCTCCCGGTTGCCGATATCCACGCTCCCGCCACTCTTGCGATAAAGATAAGGCGTGGTGTCCGTAACCGCTTCGGTGGAAACCAGCTGTTCTGCACTACCAGCAGTCAGTTCTTCATAGTAGCCGTCTTCTTCTGCCTTGGTAACAATTGCGCTCTTTAATGCAGATGTTTCCTCCCCCATAGAGGTCTCTTCCCAGTGCGTAGCCGTCCAAGCTTCCGGCGTGGTAATCGCCGTCTTACACGTATAGAGCTTGTCGAGATACACGACGAAATCGCCGACAGCATAAGTCTTCGACGCACTGTACTCGTCGGCCAGGTTGCCGTCCGCAGATGCGGCCCTTTTTCTCAAATCGTTATACAGAATCTGCGAGCCGCCAAGATTCTGAAGTTTCGCAGTTTGTACTGCCATTCATATCCCTCCTCGATTAGTACGTGTTGATAATCTCCCGCACATCATCTGCGGACGCACGATCAACTTCCATGGAGACCCAGCCGGAACCGTCGTATACATACCTGTATCCGTAGGGTTCCGTGCCGCTATCCCCTGCATACTTCACAATGTAAGAGTCCCCAACCTCCGCGCTCGCTGGCAGGTCAGAGACGTAATTGACGCTCCCTTTGAATGTGGTGCCGTCATCAATTACCGTTGTCCCCTCCTGCTTCTTGGCGATGGCGATTGCCAGGATCTGATCAGCCAACCCAGCCATTTACTCACCTCCAACAACGGCAACCCAGTTACCGTTCTGGTCCATCTGCCAGATGTGCTCAAGGTCGGCCGTGTAAGCCACGCTCCCAATGGGCACGGTGTACTCGGGACCAGTCGCCAGATCCGCCTCGCTTCCAACCATGAAGGTCATCGGGTTGGTGTCTCTCGCAATAGTGTTGTTGCCGTCAATCAATGTCCATGCCATCTCATTCACCTCCGTAAGTGTCGATGATTTCCTGAACATGGTCGGTGTTGGCGGCATGGTCTTGGATCATCTGAATGATGTCTGCCTTTTGCCACTTCGCCTCGTCCCACTCTCCTGTCGCGCCGTCCTCCGCGCACACATACAGCTCGCCGCCGTAGGTGACGTATTCGCCAGCCGCGTATGTTGTGCTCTCGCTGTACATGCCAGCGGCACTGACTGCTCTAAGAAAAGTGATCACGTCTGCTGATCCGCGATCAAATTCAGGCTCTAAATCTGTCATGTTGAGTTCTTCAAGTTCGACGTCGAAGTCCATGTCACATCACCGCCCTATGATACTGTGGCCCACATCTGACCACGAGCGGCTTGCTGGTCTTCCTGCCGCCTTGCGTGCATTTAATGTTCACCTGCGCCGTAATGTCGATGAGGTCGTCGAACTTCAGTCCTTCTTCCTCGGTCATCTCGACGTAGGCGTAGCAGGATGTGTCGTCGATTTCTTCGATCTCCTCGACCGTCTTCTCAATCACCAGCTTGTTGCGCTGTCGGTAGGATACAAGCACCGTATCCTACTCCCCCGCCGGCATCGGGATTTTAAATCTGTGGATCTCGGTTTCGCCCGGATAAAACATCTCAATCCCTCCTTATGCTGGTGTATACCCACTGATAATTGCGTTGACCTGCGCGGTGGTTGCTGTGTCGGCCTTGACCTGTCCGTTGTTGAGGACAATGCCCGTGCCCGGGTTCACCGCCAACACATAGCCGCTGATGGTCAGGCCGTTGCCGACCCTGATTACGCCCGGGGTACTGGACGTCGCCGCCATGTGTGAGGCTTCCGCCATCGATACAGCCGTCCAGTGTGCCGGGGTCCATGCCTCGGCCCTCGTAATCGCAGTTGTGCACCTGTACAGGTCGCCGTTGTAGATCACCACATCGCCGACGGCATATGTCCCGCTGGCGCTGTACTGCGGTGCGATAACCGTCAGGTTAGCCTTCTGCTCAAGCTCAGAGTTGATCTTCTGCGAACTCCATGTCTTGTAGGCAAGCACCTGAGTATCGTCGATATTGTTCTGCCCACCGCCCCCTCCGCCGCTGGAGAAGGTCATTGTAAACGAATGATTCGTCGGTTCAAATCCCATGCTCATGCGCTCATCACCTGCCTGAAGAATTGTTCACCGCACTTAGTTACCAGCGGGTGACTTGTACAGCGCGAGTTGTCCGTCAGAATCACATTGGCCTGAATCCAGATGTCCTCGTGATCCACGAAGCGTAGCGTGTCGCTCTGATTCAAGTCGATTGTCGCAACGCAGCACAGAGGATCATCGCTGTCTGCCTCAACGCTGGAGGTCTCTTTTTCCAATACGACCTTGCCGCGTTGCTTGTAGGAGATTCTCACCTAGCTGACGTTCTCGAAAACAAAGGGCAATGTAAATCTGTGAGAATCTGTTTCCCCTGGATAGCACATGTTTTTCCCTCCTTTTATGCTGTAGCGCCAATCGCGAGATATGAAAACTGCCGGTCTCCGTCGCTGTAGGCGCGAAAGCTTGTTGTAGAAATGTCTCCGATGTAAATCTTCTGTACGGTACTACCGCCCGTAATCACTACCCATGTCTTTCCGGCAACGAATGGATCGGTCGCCGAGTAGTTGAGCTTGACCGCCGCATCATCAAAGCTGACGGTATTGCCGGCGGCTGTCGCGGTTCCTGTGCCCATGGCCATCTTCACGGGCTAACCTGCAAGTACGCCAGTAATCTCGCTGATGTCATGCGTGTGACCGAGCGGGGAAATGCCGATGCCCCGAAGAGCATCGGCTATATTGCCTGCGCCAAGTCCGCCATGCTCGATTGGCAGAACACCGTACGCGATCTCCTCCGCCTTGTGGTAGTGGTGGTGCGTTCCCGGCGGGTTGTCGTGCAGCCATTGCTTCAGGCTGAACACGTCCTCCTGTATTACGTCCCAGTCAGGGTTGATCTCCACGGCGTGATCCCGCGTGCCAACCATACCGATGCTTACATTGAACTGCATAAAGTGAAGCGGTATCTCAATTGCTGTTCCAGCCAAGTTTACCGCCTCCTTTATACAGCCGCGAATGCGACGTAATAACAGTCAATCGTATCCGCCGTGTCGTCTCGTTCGACGGTATACGTAAAGCCGACAGGGGATACGCCGCCTGTTACGACCGAGAACTTATGATTTGTAAAGTCGATAACCGTAGAGTTGTTTGCCGCCAGCGACAGCATGACAGCCGGCGCACTGGCGAATGCATTATCCGTCAGGTTAATTGCCATGCCGGCATCCGCGAAGGACACCGTGCCGCCGGATGTTCCTGCGGCGATGGTGAATTTGCCTGCGGCAATGGCGAACGGAAACATGCTCGCTGGCAACTTCCCGCCGGTCACGCCTGTCAGGTCGGCCAACGCGTGCGTATGGCCATCGACCGAAGCTCCGGCCTGTAGCATATTCCGGAGCGCCGCCTGTGTTGCAACGCCGGTTCCGCCGCGCTCAAGCGGCAGGATCCCATCGTTGATATCTGACGCGGCGTGATGGTGAGGTACGGTCGTCGGCGAATACTCCTTCAGCACATCAACCATGTTTGTACTTCCGAAGTAAAGGTCCCACTGCGGGTTGATCTCGATAGCGTTATCGCGTGCACCTTCCATGCCGAAGGAGACGTTCAGGCCACCATTCTTGACATGGAAGACGCTCTCATTGTTATCCACGGTACCAGTCTGTACAGACTGTGTGCCGAGGAACTCTTGAAGCGTATCCACGGCAACAATGCGAACTTCATATGTGCCTTCTAGCGTCAGATTGCCGTCGCCTATGATGTTGGTTTCGCCGGGAATAATAATCACAGGCTCGCTCCATACTGTCTCTGTTTGGTGTTTGAATTGCGCGGTAAGAGATTCGAGCCTGTTATTGCCATTCACCGTAGCGACCACAACAGGTACACTCACGGACAAATATGTGCCAAGAGATGTCGGTGTCGCGTCATTCTGTCCCTTTACTCTTCGTGCAATGATCTGACCGAATGACGGGGTAAAGTATTGATGTACGTAGATTTGCGAGCTTGGTGCGGAGGTCTGGTTGCCATAACTATTTGTGATAATTCCTTCACATGTGAGGGACCCAAACTCTGTGATTGTACCGGTGGTAAAAGATGCCGCCGTATCATGTCGTGATTGCTCACCGCACCTGAAATAAATATCCGTGATCGTTGCAAGACCGCCAGTAACATCCGGGTTTGTTTCTGCCGCCGGATTTGTCAGAGCCATCGAACATCGCGAATAGCCTTGTACATACAAATTCCACTGCCGAAGCAATGTGTTGTCATTCACTAATGTAATAGTGAAATCATTGTACTTCGGAAAGACTTTCGTTGTATCAACTTCGATTGTAAACGAAAGGCTATATCCAGACCCAATCTGTGTCCCATTATAGTATGTGTAGATTGTTGCGGTCGCGGATCCTATCGGCCAGTTTGCCTGAACGTCGAACGTTTTGACCATGTTGTTCAATCCGTCGCCGCCATAATCCACTGTGGTCTGATGTGAGTTATCTCGATACCATTTGACTTTGTAAGTAAAATCCGGACAACGATCAGCACTATTAATGGTGATATTAATCGATTTGCCCTGCACAACACTTGTTTTGTTTAGGCTGCCTGTGGCCTGCTCGCGTAAGTAGTACTCATATCTGAGCCGCAGATTTGTAATGGCCGCAAACGGATAGTCCTCGCCAGTATAATGCCTAAATGCGGTATATACATTTACAGACCTGTAAATGTTTTTTGCAATATCAAGTGCCTATGAAGTATTTAAAATGCTAACCTGATGATCTACATTCTTCCCCGGTCTGTCTGCAACTGCAATGGCATCTCTTCGGGTGTTTGTTAATCGATTGCCGGCAACCGTATAGGTACCATCACCAAGTCCGACCCAATACACATAGGCAGTAGACTCATCCGCATCCGTCCATGGCCAGCCATATGACGACAGGTTATACATCAGTTTGGCTGCTTTAAAAATAGCATTATCAGGAGGATTGGTGCCGCTTGCTTTCTGTGAAAAATTCGCCGTATACAGATGCCCAGTAACTAATTGGCTCGCAGATGAGCCGCCCGGGCCAACACTGTATATTTGTACATATTTTGTTGCAGTATTTGCCATCGATTACTCACCCGCTCCCTGATATGTATTCGTCATGGTGGTGACAGTACCAATCACAGAAGTATTGGTGAGTGTATAACCAGTCGGAAGTGCGCCTTCCGTCCATGCATACGTAATATCGTCAGTATGATTGCTGTGCTGTGGCAAACTCGTAATGGTCTGGGTCCAGTTATTACTAGCACTCAAAGTCACTGTTTGCACCGCAGTTGTTACACCGTTAATTGTCTTGTTTAGTGTGGCTGTGATGGACGATGGTCTGGCTTGCGCCTGATCGCCATTATCATTCCACGTAATTACAATCGTCGCTTCTGTGGAATCGTCCTGATTAACAATGGCCATGGACGGTAAGTTGTTGACCAGTACCTCGTAAGTCACCTCATTAACATACTTACTGGTGTAGGCGTTATACGCGTACATGGTTGCATTCTTAATTGTTACCGGGTACACGGTTGTGTCCAAAGACACTAGATCGCTTGAGTTATCCGTCTGCTTCAAGTAGAGCGTGACAATCTGATCTGCAACCGCCGGTAGCAGAGACTCGTAAACCTGATCGTCCGAAGATACGGCGAACGTACCGCCATTATAAGTTTTCAGCACTTGTGTTAACTGTTCATCGCTATATACCACAAAGGTGCCGCCGTTAATGGTGTTACCAGCGCTGTCGGTCAGTCTGATATCACAAAGCGTGTGCACTGTAACATTCTCAATATTGTCATTTTCAGGCCGCGGCACATAACGAAGTCCAAGGCCTGTTTCTGTACGAACCCATTTGAACAGGCCGTGAATATCGGTCTCTCGGCCCATGATCAGCTCGTCAGTGATCTGAGCATAAGTGATATACAACTGGTCGTTACCGAAGTAAGCAACGGTCTTGGTCGTGCCGTTGTCGTCAAACACGAAAGACAACCGCCCGTTATTGATCAGACATTTCAGGTTCGAGTTTGTGCGACCAATTTCAACGCCACGCCCGGATGCCCGGATGTATGCGCTGTACTTGTTGTCAAGTGTTGAAATCGTTGCAATAGACCTGTTGAACGTGATTTCGACCAGCTCCGGCGTTTGCTCAACGGCTGACTGTAAGATCTCCATGGTGCCTGTCAGGTCGTTGATTTCATTCTTGGTCGCCTTGGACATGATCGTGTCTCCAAGCTCGCCAACGGAAATCTCCGCCTGCCTCAGGCTCGCAACAATGGAGTTCAGGTTGCCGTCCTGTACAATCTCCCAGCTGGTTCCGTCCCAGCGCTTTAACACGTTGGCGTTGGCCTGATCGATCCACAGGTCGCCGACCATCAGCTCGCGCTCTTCTGTACTTGTGGGTGTGGTGCCCTGATAATATGTCTGCGTGCCTGTGCCGTCCTCGCCGTCTGCCACCAGAACTCGCGGCGTGCTCCAGCTGTTACTGGTCAGTGTAACACTTGCGGCCTGAGACGACGGATTAGCCATGGTAACCCAGCACTGATCGCCGTTGTTCGTTGGGAAGTCGCGGCTCCATCCATCCAGCGTGCCCGTTAGCGTGTTGGTCCCGAAGGTAAACGTAAGGTTGCCGGTCGGAACTGCCGGGTTGGTTGCCTGCCGCTTATACAGATAAACGACGGCATTGTTGTATCCGGCCGCGCCATCGAAGCCTTTGTATTCGCTCCATGTGTAGCCACTCACCAGCACAGGTGGAATCGGGCTGTTTGTACTTGCGATGCCAAGATATTTTGTGTTGGTCTGCGGCTGATCCGTCATCTGGCTGCCGTCAGCATTCGCGGAGTACTTGATATGTAAGTAACTGCTCTCGCCGTTAGCACCAACGTAGGCGCTCCATGTATAAGCAGATGCCGATGTTGGTGCCGTAGAAGATTCGGTAACAGCAACTCCGATATACTTGGTATTTGCCGCCGGCGTTGTTGTCATATTGCTTCCGTCCGCATTAGCTGAATATCTGACATAAATGAAGTTACTTGTGCCATTCGCGCCATCTGCGCCACGATACTCGCTCCACGTATATCCGCTCGCCGTTGACGGTGCTGTACTGCTGTTGGTTGATGCAATACCAATGTATTTACTGTTTGCCTGCGGTGTTGTGGTCATATCAGCACCGGACGAATTCGCGGAATATCTGATGTGCACGTAACTGCTCACACCGTCCTGCCCGTTAGACCCGACGTATGCGCTCCATGTATACGAGCTTGCCGTCGAAGGCGGGGTGGAGGAATCGGTTACGGCCACACCGATGTATTTTGTGTTCGCCGCCGGAGTGGAAGTCATATCGCTTCCGTCCGAATTTGCGGAGTACATAACATGAATATAGTTATTCGTTCCGTTCGCGCCGCGGTATTCACTCCATGTATAACCACTCGCGGTCGAAGGGGCAGTACTGCTATTGGTTGTGGCAAGCCCGATGTACTTGCTGTTACTCTGCGGCTGTGTGGTCATGTTCGCGCCTGTCGAGCTTGCCGAGTAGCGGATATGAACATAACTGCTGACGCCGTCCTGTCCGCTGGCACCATCGGCACCGACGTACCGGCTCCACGTATAGGAGCTTGCCGCCGCCGGGGCTGTGTTATTGTTTGTAATAGCAACGCCAATATAGAGCGTATCAGCCGCAGGAGTCTGCGTCATGTTGCTTCCGTCGGAGTTCGCAGAATACCGCACATGAATGAAGTTGCTGGTGCCGTCTTTGCCCTGTCCGCTGGAAACACAGCTCGGGGCTGAATCCGCAGTTGAGTTGTCATTATAGATCAGATGTGTTTTCTTCCAGAGGAATTCATCAACACCCAGCGTAGGCGCAACCTGCGACCATGTTGCCTGATCATCTGGCGCGGTGGATGAACTTGTGTTCTTGGCAAACAGATCGTAAGACGAAGTCACCGACTTCGCGACCTTCCCGGACAGCAACGTAATCGCGCCATTCTGCGACAGGTCGATCTGCGAACCAAATGAGCTATTGATCTTATCCACGCTAATACTGCCAGCCTCAATACGTTCAGCTGACAGGAAACCCGTGGTGATCTCCTCGGCCGCGAAGCCTTTGCCTGTGCCAAACGTACGCCAGTTCCACGATCCGTCCTGTTTCTTGCCGTCGGCGATCATAAAGCCTTCGCCGCTCAACATCATCGCAGCTGTCCCGGCGGCGTTCTCGAAGATCAGGTTGCCATGCGCGTCCGTATACCAGTTGGAGGAGACAGACAGCAGTTGATTCCGCATCACGTCGATAGTGCCCTCAAGGCGGCTGGCCGTGATATGGCCCATGCTGTTGATCGCTTCGGCGCGGTCATACATGGCCTTCTTCTGCTCCATGATGTTCGCCGCATTCGTGATCCGGCTCAGTACGGACTGAAGCGTTACGCCGGTCACCGCCGCATCTACGTTGGTTACCTCAACGGATCCAGCGGACTCGTTGTCGAACACTTGCGTAATGGAGTTGATGTAGCCGTAGTCATTGATCCGAAGCTCGTCGTCCCAGATATGGCCGGCGTCGTTAACCTCGAGGTCGTCGAGGCTGACGCCCAGCTGTTCCTCCGCCGCGATATAGCCCAGCGAGTAGGTAACCTTGGGCTTGGCGAGCCGTTCGCTCATATCCAGAGCATCCTGATACAGCGCCTCTTCCTGCCCTGGGACATAGTTGGAATCGCTCCAGTAGCCGTCCTTCAGCATGTCGCCCATGGCGTCAAGAAAGTCGGATTCAACGTCCGCCTGCCCCATCTGCGCCGCGTTCAGCTCTGTGTTTGTTTCGTCATATAAAAATGCATCCTGCGCGGCATGAAGCACCAGCTCATACAGGCCGGCCATGCTCGCTGTGCCGTCGTAAAGTTCGTTGATCTCATTTTGCAGGGTCTGGATGTTAGCGCGGTATTCAGCGATTTTTTCCTCGCTGTCTGTATCGTCGATCCTCTCCTGCCATGTGGAGATAGCCTGCTGTTTGGCTGAGACGGAAACTTCCTTCGCACCGATGGATGCAGATGCAGGCGTGACATATTTTACCGCCGCCTGATCTGTTGTGTTAAAGTTCGGCGCGCCCTGACGGTACTTATCATTAGCCTGAATGATAACGATAGAGTCCGTGCTCTTCAGCTCCGCATCTTCATCTGTCGCACCACCGCCAAGCACATATGAGGCAACGGCTCCATTCTCAAGCCGATACACAACATATTTAATCTGACCCCAGGCATTATTCAGTCGGTTTGCAATTGTATTCAGCCGCGCCATAATCGTGCGTACATTGGTCGCCGCATCGAGCACGTTAGTCAGATAATCGTCCAGTGCATCCTGATGCCTCTGCGTAAAAAGACCGATGTCTTTGTAGTAATCAAAGTTCATCAGATAACTCAGGCCTGTCGGGTTAACGTCATCGATTCCTACATATCCGTAGTCGCCGTACTCACCCTCCACATACAGGCGGGTTACGATATCCGAGCTATCAAACTTGGTGCTCAACGTCTTCAGATTCTTGCCGACCACGAACTCCCATTCCTGCATCCGGTTGTTGGCGGCGCGCAGGTCAACCGTGCGTGAGTCGCCGTGGAAGATTGGCACTGCCTCGAACAGGTTGCAGATCTTGGTGATCAGCTCGTATGCGCCGCTCTTGCCACTGCTGTTCAGGCTACGCACCTTCTCGGTAACGCCGTCCTTCTCGAGAAATACGTCCACGGTCCCAAGCGTCCAGCCTGTGCCATGCAATGCCTGCTCGGCCAGATACGAAATGGTTCCGATGCCATTCGTATCGTCGAATGTCAGGTAGATGTTCTTTGTCTTCAGCAGTTCCGAAACATGGTTACACACCACCTCTGCGGATACGCTCTTACCGTCCTTCTTCCGCGTCGGTGTCTGGATGATGAACCAGTCAATTTCGTCGCCATGGATCAAGCGAACCATATATTCATTCCGAATGAAATCCCACCGGAAATTATGTTTCTGATCAACCATGAAAGGCAGAGTGAATGTCTAGGTCTTCTGGCCGTTCCGCTCTTTCTTTCTGGTTATGGTATGAGCCGATCCCCGTTGCTGGAGGTCGGAGTCATACAAATCACATAGATTATTGCCGTCATAATCAAATACCGACAATGATGTATGCTTCATTCCTTTATCTCCCCTTTACAGCAGGCGCGGAGTAAACTCATAGCTGAGTTCGGTTAGCGCCACTCCGTCGCCCTCGACCTGAATCTGATTCATGGTCACAATCTTTGTCACATCAATCCCGCTCGCGTCCGCCGAGGCGCTGATCACCGCGGTTCCGTCCGTATTCAGGCTGGCGATTCTGTACCACTTCTGGTTGATCCATACATACTTGCCGAGAGGATCAATCCACGACGGCAGATCGGGAAGCTCGATTACATTGGAGCCGCTTGTGTAAACAACTGTTACTTCATTGCGGATAATGTTGCACGGGTCGAGCGAGATCAGGCCGCGATTATGACAGCCGAACGCATACTCGGTCAGCCCCGCGTATTGGTTGGTGATCAGGCCGCTCTCCGTGTCAATCGTAAGCACGCCGTTCTCCGGCAGTTCCTTCAGCTCGCAGCTCGTCCCGTTTAATGTGTTCCGCAGGATCATGCCGTTTGGCGCAGATCCGCTCAGATGAAGTGTCACGCCGCACTTCTCATCCCCGGGATTGTAGATCAGAAAAAGCCGGTCATTCGCCTGCGGTGCCGCCGGCATCATGCTGGTCGCCAGGATGTTACCGTAGTTTGTCGCAAGATCCACGTCGTAGTCGTCATAGCTGGTGTACAGCATGTATCCGAACGGATCGTCCGCGTCAAACGTGATGGTAAAAGTCCCGCTGTACATGGTCTCCGTGCTGTCCGGATAGGACTCCGCATAGATCTTGCCGGTCACGGGTTTGCTGGGCGCGACGTTGTAATACACGAACGGGCGCTCATCAAAGATCAGCCTGCCCTGCGTGTCATGCCCAAGCCAGCGGCGGATGTCCTCCCGCTGTTTCATGGTGATGTGTTCAAAGTAACAACTCAGCGTAAACGTTCTTTTCGCTACCCTGTTGCCGTAGTTCTACTCGCCGTGCCGCCAGGAAACTTTGCTGTTATTTCGCTCAAAATTCGGGGAGGCAAACCAGAGCGCCGAGGCATCCGGTATGTAATAGCATCCCATATCATAGCTGTGAATTCCGTTATATGTAAAGCCGTCCATGTTCTCCCCTCCTTATTGTCGCGGGGCTGTACCTGTCACGATACAGCCCCGCCCTTGATCATAACCTTGACGACCTGATGCCGCCAACAACACTTCCCTGACCAAGCTGGTTCATAATTTCCTCACATACTCTAAGCGCCACTTCCTCGTAGTCGGCGTCGCTGTCGAGCTTCTCCACGTTTACGTTGATGGTCTCAATGCCAACAGAGTTGGACTGCGTTCTCGTAACAACCTCCGGCGGGAGCGCAGACATCTGCGGCACCTGTACTGTTTCGAGCGCATTCACAAGTCCCTGAAGGATCTTGGTCTGCGTCGGGTTCAACAAGGCCTCGGGCTGGGCGAATGTGCCGTCCACCCAAGCAAGTCCTGTGTAGTCCACAAGACCGCCGGTGGCATATCGCTTGGACGATTCCGCCCTGACCGTTCCAGCCTTCTCGCCGCCGCTTCCCGGGTTCTCGGCATTATACGTTGTTTTAGCAATGGTTGTGTAAGACTGTGCTGTCACAGCGTCCACGGCCTCCATTGCTTTCGCGATATCCTCGATGGCCTTCTTCCATTCGTCAACATACTTCTCTGCCTGTAGCTTTCCAGCCTGAGCAAACTCCTCGCTGTTTTCCTTCAGGAAGTTGATGATATGTTCTTCGCCGCCGGCAATAACCTGCTCAACCTCGTCCCAGTAGGTCTTTACGCGGCCATGCATGTTATCCAGCATGTCCTGCCAGTTATTGACCATCTGCTTCTGGTTGGCGTCGGTCGCCTGCGCGAAGGTCTGATCATTGTTCTTCAGCCATTCGATGATCTCGGAGTCTGAGCCGCCCAAGATTTCCTTCATGGCGGCGATCAGCGCATCCGGGTTGTTCGCCAGATCTTCGTAGTACTTTTCAAGATGTTCCTTGTACTTCTCGATATTGGCGATCTGCTCGTCGATGGAATCCTGCCGCGCCTTAGCCTCAGCTTCAGCCGCTTCCCACGCCATATCGTTTCGCATCTCGGCGATCTGTTTTTCCAGATCCATGCGCTCCTTCATGCGGGTCGGGTCTGCACTGATACGGTTCAGCTTGGTTTCAAGGTCGTGGAGCTTGGCAAGCTCCTCTTCCTTTTCGGCCTGTTCCTTACGGGCATTCAGCTCTTCGTCGATCAGGTCGCGTTCCTTTTCCAGAGCCGCGATCCTCTCATCGGCGAGGCTGGTCGAGAGATTGTGTTCTTCTTCCTGCCGCTGTTTGAGCAAGTCGATAATGGTGTTTTCCATATCGACCTCGCCGCTCAACATGTTCTTGATCTTGTTCTCTCTGTCTTCAATCGCATCGTAGATCGTCTGTCTCAGGGAGATCTGCATATCGCGGATCTCGTCCTTGATCTCTTTGATGCTGTTCTTCAGTTTCTCAATGGATGTATTATTCTCAATAATCTTCTTCGTGTAATCCTGATGCGCTTCCTGAAGTCTTTTCAGATCTTCGGCAACCGTCTGGTATTCCGCAGAAGATTTATCAAGCTTGGCCAGCTCTGCGGTCTTGATAGCGATCCATTTCTCGATCTTCTCAATATCTTTCTCGAGAGCCTTGTTTTCCGCGTTCAGAGCCTTCGCTTCTTTTTCGTGGTAAGCGATAACACCCTGAAGTTTTCCCTGCTCTTCAAAGAGATCGGCGTAGGAGCTGTAGATATCCTGTTGGTGCGACCTGATGTCAACGCGCTGATCCATAAGGTCAAGCATGCGTTCAACTTCGGTCGTCTGGTCTTTATTGACCTTTGTGGTAGAAGAAGATGAGGATTTCCCGCTACTTCCGGAACCTTTTTTCCCTCCGCCACCGCCTCCGCCGCCGGACTTCTTGCTCCCACCGCCAGCACTGCCAAGCCCAAGATTTTTGAACGGGTTGTTAGCTGTTGGGACGAGCCTTTGATATGAAAGACTGGCTTTAGCAGTTTCCTTGCCTACCGCCCACGTTTGACCAGCAGCCTCTCTGAGAACAGGGATCTCTGTGTCAACCTCAACATTTTCAGGTTTAAGCTCAAACAAACCAAGGCCAACTAATTGTTTGACTGCCTCTGATGCCTTCCCTTCAACATACACGATACCATCTGTCAGTTTTGTGAAGTCGGCTTCACCAACGCCCAAGATTCTCATAACCGCCGTCTGGTTCATGGCATCATATAACGCCTGACCTTCTGCGATGATATCCTGCATCTTATCCGGGATCTGATCCCACGAACCGAGGACTTCCTCTGCGCTCATACCAAGGACCTTGGCGATGTTGCTAACGTCACTCGCCGTAGGCTTGAGGCCTTTATTCATTTTAGCATTAGTATCATTAATATCTTCTAATGCCTTAACAACGTTATCGCTCTCTCCGCGGAATTTATCAAACGCATCCGCCGCGCTAACCGAGCCGTTCTTCAAATCTCGAATGGCCTGATTTGTGTTTTTGAAAGCCGTCGAGTTAGCACCTTTTAGCGTGTTCTTTAACGCTTTTTCCAGTTCTTTTTGCGCTTGAGTCAGGTCCTCGGTATCATCCGTTGTATCCTGCAATGCGTCTCCCGTGGCTTCAGCTTCTTCGCTCTGTGCTGCCAAGGCGCTTTCCGCATTGTATAGCTGGGCAATCAGTTCTGGATATGCCTTATTGATTCCTTCCTTGATCTTGTCAGAGAAGCCATTAAATACCTCCAGCGCCTGCTGAACACCGCCGTTTTCGGCTTCGAGCGCGTTAAGCATTTCCTCAACTTGGTATACGTAGTCGTTCGATGCTGCCCAAGAGTCATCGGAGTCTGACGCGTTCTGTTCTGCGTGTTGCTGTAGCCATGACTTCTCTGCGTCAGATGTGCCGTAATAAGCGTCCTGTAATTGATGAAGTAGCTCGAGGAGATAATTCATTTTTTCTTCAGCCGTATCGAAGCTTTCCACATCGGTATCAACCGAGAGGAGGAGGCCAAGATCATCGGCCGCGAACATCTCTTCAGCGGATGTAGAATTTCGCACAATGTTATCAATGTATTCGCCCACGGCTTCTGGACTTAATACGGTACCGTCCGGAAGAATAGGTGTGAAGCCTACAACCATTTTGGGGCCGTCGCCTTCTTTGCCGTAGCTGAACGAACTACTGAACACCGTGGCAATTCCTTCGCCAGCGTCCTTCCAGCCAGCCTCGGCAAGCTTCGCGGCGTCGATTACCGGCCTCGCAAGCATATCCGCTGTCGCATCGGGAACAAGATTCTTCATCCAGTCGCCAAGCTTTTCCTTGCTGATATCATCCAGCACGCCAAGAAGCGCAAGCCCCTGAATGGAAGCCTGCTGGGCGTACTCGCCAACCTGCGCCAGCTCCGGAGCCGTAGCATCCAGACTGCCGATAAAGTCGTTCAGGGTACGAACAGAGTCGCTCATGAATTCCTTGAACGGGCTGTTCTTCATAACCTCTTCGCTACCCATAATGAAGCTATTGAAGACGCTGGCGATATTGTCGCCCTCTCTACGGCTGATGTTTCCCAGCTCGGTGATCATAGCTTTTGTGTCGCCCATCAGCGCCATCAGCTGAGGATACTTCTTGATCATCTCCGTCAGCGTGGACGCGGACATCGGGTTGGTTGAATCGGCTCCTCGCAAGGCCTTAATATAGGAATTAATGCTGTTGATGTTACCAGCCGAATCTTTGACGCCGGAAACAAACTCGCTTACGCTTGCACCTGCTCCGCCTGCGGCTTCCTTAACGCCGAGGATCTTTGCGACCAGCTCATCCAGAAAATCATTTACAGCCTTCTGGTCATCCACAGACTCAAGCGTCTTAATGAATGCGTCAAGGTTCTCGGCCGCTCCTTTGGACTCAATACCAATGGAGGACAGATCAAGAGTTTTGAAAAAGTCGCCGTTGGTTAACAGGAAATCCTTAGTGGCCTCACTGAGTTTTGTATTCTCCGTCTCAATCAGCTGTTCTATATTAGTCAGCAGTTGAGCCGAGTCACCAACAAACGAAGCCAATTGCGGATACTGTTCAAGCAACTCAAGCTTGTCGTCCATGTCAAGGCTACCGAAGGATGCGCCGTCTTTGAGTTCCTGTTGAACTGATTTGAGCATGTCAATTCTGCCGCGCAGGTCGCTCGTAGCCTTGTCAAGAGTTTGGATCATGCCATCGGCCGCACCTTGGATACCACCCTCTCCCCCGCCTTCGCCATCAGAGGAACCAGCGAGGAAACGAGCAACGGCATCTGCGACCGTTTCGCCTTCTCCTAAGTTTTGCAATTCGTCCAAGAACTTAGTAATGCCATCGCCCTTGGACAAGGCCTGATATAAAGCAATAGCCGTAGCTTCGTCAATCTGTGTCGCCAGATCATCTGCCCAGATATCGAGATCGTCCGTATCCTCTTGGAAAACTTCGGCGAGCGAATTAATAATATTTTGACGAACTAGCTCACCGAGGTTGGTCCAGTCAGTACCACCGCTCATCAAACCGGCGATATCCTGATAGTTCAATCCTGCCGTCAGAGCCTCATTCAGCATTTTCATAAAGTCCGCGCCAAACTCGGAATCACCGGCCATCATGGATTCAAATATCGCATCCTGCGCATCAGTCATAAATCCGCTCAGGAATCTGCGATAAGCTTCGGATGCATCGCTTAAGCTCGCCGTATCAAGACCGTTAACCAGCCAGTCAGACACGAGCTTTCCAAGCGTTGGGCCAGCATTGGAGAGTTCTTCAGCTGAGATCACGCCGTCTTCGCCGGCCAAAGCTTTCATTAAAAAGTCTTCCAGCAGACCTGCTTCGACGGTGTTCTCCTCAACAGCTCCGCCAAGCGCCTCTATTGCAAGCGCAACCGCCGCCTTGGCTTCCTGATTAATGGCACCCTGCACAGCATTCTTGTCTACCTGAAAGAGTTTTGACCACATCATATAGGCGACGCCTTCAAAGTCAGCATTGTCGCTGCCCTGCGTCAAAATGTCTAGCACATTTTTCTTTAAGGTTCCTGTCAATTCATCGACAACGCGCATCATTTCCGGCGTATAGTCCTGTGTTAAGAACGTTTCATACAAAGCCCCATATGCCGTGGAAGGATCGCTTACATCATATCCGTGACGTGTTAATCTCGACATAGATTCGCCGGCAGTCACAGACGGGGTATACGACCACAATGCATCCATAGCATTCTCGGACGCCACCTGTTTTTCCAGATCAATCATTTTTTCAAGCTCGGTGTTAACGATGCCAATCATCTCGGCATGCGTGATCAAGCCCTTATTGAAGTCTGAAACAGCCTGTGCCGCAATGGGAGACACACCGGATAAGCTACTGAGCAACCCGGAGTATTCACTCATCGAAGCCTGACCGCTGGCCACGCTCGCATTCATATCGTCAAACTGTTTCTTGAGATTGGTTAGGTTCTCAAGAGAAGAACGCGCCCTGTTTAATTCGTCCAGGCTTTCCTTGTACCGTTCAGCCTGAGATGTCGAATTGGAGAAAGCAACACCCAGCAGGGTAACCACGGCAACGATGCCGGTCAAAGCAGCGATAACTGGGTGAGCCTGTAGGGTTGTCAGCACGGCAGTCAGCATACCGCCGCTTGCCGCTGTCGTCACCATGGCGTGATGAACAAGCATAATGCCAGCCGCAAGGACGGGTAAAATAATGTTTAACCCGCCGGTTGCATCCGTGGCTTTGTATATTCCAGTGACGATACTTGAAAGTGTATTATAGAACCCCTTCAACATATCGCCATTCATGAACCTAGCGTAGAGTTCCTCAAGAGATGCTGTTAAACGGTTGTTCGCCGCAGCAACACTTTCCTCCCAGACCTCATACTTCTGTAACGTAGTGCCGGACGCGTTGATTGCTCCATTGTACAGTTCCCAAGCACGGCTTCCGTTTTCAGCCTTCTTGCTCAGGTCGTTCATCAGGGCGATGAACGTGTTCTGCTGACGTGTGCCGGCAACAGCCGTAGCAATGTAGGATTGCTGTTTACCGTTCAGCCCTTCCCACTTCTCCGCAACATCATTGAAGATATCCGTCATGTCGCGCCAGTCGCCGTTCTGCTTTAACAGCTGAACATCAATTGTTCCCAGCGCCTTGGCCACATCGTTGATCTTGGTTTCGTCTTCCTGATTAAAGCCGGTGGTCTTGATACTATGCAGTCTCGCCATAATGGCATTCAAACTGGTACCGACGACCTCAGCCGCCTGCCGTGTAGTTTCGGACACGGTCGCGATATACGCGCCTAACCACTCGAATTCAACACCGAAGTTGGCGGCGGACGCAGCCGTCTTCTGCATGGCAGTACCAACTTCCTGCGCGCTCGTGCCGGCGTGATCGCCTAGGTAAATAAACACGTCAGTAACGCGCTGGATGTCTCCCTGAATCTGATCGCGCATAGAGTTGCTTGTCGCAGTAATCAGGTTGGCCGCTTCTTCAAAATCCATCGCGGCGATCTTGGCGTACTGCGTAGTATACCTCAGTCGCTGATCAACTTCGTTGTCGTTAAGACCCTGGCGGTAGAATGTCGTAGCCGCAGAAGCGATTTCTCTGGAGGTAACACTCAGCTCGCTGGCCATCTGCCTGTATTTAGTCGTGAGGTTCGCAATATCGCCTTGCGACTTCATGGTAACAACCTGAATCTCGTTCAGCTGATCGTAATACTCCTTGGCATACTCCTGAGCCGCAGACCACATTTCACGCAGGCCGCGCATGATAACCATAGTGCCAATCATCGACACAAGCCGCTCTGCCAGCTGATTTGTTTGCTGGACCTCGCCCTTGAGGCCAGCCGCATGGTCTCTGGCCTTAGCTTCCGCCTCGGCCGTCTTATCCATAGCAATTCTGACTTTATCACTTTCAAGGGCGGCATTCCGCATCTCTGCGCTGTAGCCATTAATCTGACTTTGCAGAGCCGCCGCCTGAGACGCAAGCGCCGAGGCCGTTGCAGACCCGGGCGTTGCGCCAGCCTGCTTCTGCTTGACAGATTCGAGCCGCACATACAGATTAATTAATTGATTAACCTGTGTCTGCATTGCCTTGGCTTCCGCCGTCTAAGCGGCATCAGCCTTGACAGCCATGGAGTCTTTGAGCTTGCGCATCGCGGCCTCGCTTGTTTCAGTATACTTCCGCAGGTTAATGAGTTCGGGATGCGCCTTTTTAATACTTTCGGCAAGTTGCTTAAATTCAAGCGCCTGTTCTTTATAGCGTGCCGCGGCATTTTTGTCGCTCTCTTTGGCGTTATTGAATTTGACCGTGTAGTCAGCCGCAAGCTTGATAGCGTTGCAAAGATTTTTTAGATCTTGCACTTGGTCTTTGTTCGCAAGGCCTTGCCCCATTTTCTTGCCGACCTCTGTGGCCTTGGCAACCAGCGAATCCAGCTCTTTTTTAATCCGAGCTGTAGCCGTTTTGCTTACATCAATAGACTTGCCGATACCAATCGTACCAAGCAAGTTATTAATCTTCTGAACATCCTTTTCAAGCTGACTAGTTTCTAGCCTCAGCCTTCCAAGGACCTTATCTCCTCCGCCTTTTGCAGCCATGTCCTACGCCTCCCTCAAATCTCAGCAGGACAAAACTGTCCGGCTTATTTTGTCTTCTTCTTCGCAATATTCAAAATGTTGCCGCCAACATTCAGCTTCCCTTCCGCAGGTTTCTTGTTGGCTTCCTTCAGTTTCTCCAGCGTGTCGATCATCTGTTCACTGAGGCCCTGACTTTGCGCGAGGGTTTCGGTGATATCCTCGCCGCTGAACAGGAACCCAAAGCTCTTCCTGATCGCCGTTCCAAGGCTGTGATGTTTCTCATAGACGGCGATGACGTTATCCATCATCTGGTCGGCCATAGCCGTTACATAGGCCAGGTCCTCCGCTACAATATCCATCAGCTCATTCATAGCCCCGTTGTTGACCACCCAGTCAAACACAACGTCCGGCGTCAGGTCTGTCGTATCCACGTTGGTATAGAACTTCACAACTTCAAATGCATATATAACATCAATCATATGCGTGACCATGATCACTTCGTCGTCGTCATTGATCATGGTGGACATGCTGGCGATCTCCTCGGCCATCTCGGAACGCTCATCAAATGACAAATGATCGCGCACCGTCACGGTGTGATCGCCAATCTTCATTTCGACTTCCTTGCAAATCTTATCAGCGCCGCCGATATCAAATACTTTCTTTTCCATTATTTTTTCTTCCCTTTAGGCATCTTCCCAAGGCTCCCCGGGAGATGTCCGCCTTTCTGCATCACTTTAACCTTGCCGCCGCTAACCATCTTGGCCAGCCCGGTCATAGCCTTCTTGCCGCCGCCATGCTTGTCGAACGTCATATTGAACGGGAATGCATCATTGATCATTTCCCAGCTCGAGCTACAGAAGCTGTTGCCGGCATAGTTCGAGATGGCCTCGTACCTGAGCTTGTGCCCAAGCTCCTCAACCACGGCATCAAAGAAGACGCCGCTCATGTTGTTAATAGCTTCTTCGTCTACAACTCCGAGGTGCGTAGCAACTAACGCAACCGCTTTGTCCCACGTTATTCCTTCGTCCTCGGAGTTACCACGTTTTTTAGTTTTGCTTCCTTCTCATCTATCTTATTGACGCGCCGGAAGATCGCGAGCAGTCTCTCAATCGTATCCGTGTCCAGCGTATCATAATTTTCCACAATCAAATCCGGATCATCCGTCACGGCAATCAGCCAGTCCATCAGCGCCTTGTCGCCGTCGCGCCCGTCGCCGAACGTACTGCTGTCCATGCCCAGGATATCCACCAGCGGGTACAGCTCCAGCATCCTGTAAAACATTGCCGTCCTGTCTCGCTGATAACGCACCTTCGTGCTTTTAATCTCAACCAGTTTCCCGCCGATCTCCACCGTATTCTCGGGGTTGCCTGTCTTGGGCGGGGGAACTACTTTATGCGTAACCTCCGGAACTTCCTTGTGAGTGTCGGTAACTTCCGGCAGTTCCTTGGTCGTATCTGTAACCGCAGGCTTTCTGCGTGTTGCCATTCCTTTACACCACCTTTACATAAACAAAAAGGAGGGGCTACGTAGACAATCCTATCGTAACCCCTCCTTCCTTTAATTATCCTTTGTCAATTAGGTCCAGTCAACAGTCGCGCCGCTCTTAGCCACGATGTCACCGGTATCGGCATCAAGCTCTTCGTAGATCAGCTCGTAGCCCTTCTTGTCCGCACGCTTGGGATCCATGCCACTGAAGGTCACGGAAGGCGTAGCGTTGCTCTTGTAGCTGGTGCTCAGAGAAGGCAGCGCAGTCGCCCGAACCTTCGGGAAATAGATGTGCAGGTATCCTTTAATGCTCTTTTCTGTGCAATCCTCTCCGGAGCTGGAGATCGGATAGTGCAGATACAGCTCGCCCTTGGCCGTGGTAGACTCAGTCTTCACAACCACGCGGTCGCCGTTAACAACCCTGCGCTTGTAACCGATACGCACATCATCGCCCACAGCCGCATCAGCCGCCGCGAACACAACTTCGGTCTTGCCATCCGCATTCTCGGTAGCCGCGGTCACGGTCACCTTGAACTTACCGGTGGTGGGAGTAGTTTCGGTTGTCTCTTCCATGCCGCGGATCTTCACACTGCCGGTCTGAACTTCGAAAGGCAGAACAGCCTTGACACCGGCCTCGATGGTGAAGAGGTTGATCTCGAATGTGGAGTAGTCACCCTTGGTGATCTTGGTGGCGTTGGCCATCTCGAACATATCAAGACCAAACTCGGCGGAAGTCAGGGTAATCTCCTGCGTGCTACCGGTTTCAATGAAGCCGATGGGCAGCTTGCCCCAGCCGCCATTGATCGGAGTAGATTCGGAGCTGAAGTTAGCATCGGAAGTACTCACGTTCTCATAATGGTAAGGGGTGCCGTCGCAGCGGATGAAATCGACAACAGGCACATCGTAAAGGAATCCTTTATATTCCTCCACCCAAATCTTTCCCATTGAATTATTCCTCCTTGGTACATTATGTTTTTATTCCACCATGCCCTCCTACAACACGCTGAAACTCAAACATGTGTCATATAGAAAAAGACAACGTGGTACAGCTTGTACCCGATTGTCTTAGTCCACAAATCGTATTCATCTTCATAGCTGAAATGAATGCCGTATAAAAACTTTTTCTGAAGAAGAAGTTCTTTAATTCGCTGGGCAATCAGCACCTGCCGCGACTGAAGCATGTCGTTGGTCGCCGTATGCTCCACGCTCTCGCTGACAAAGATATCGAAGTGTTTATACTTCCCGTGGACATATTTATTGCCCACCTGCCAGCCGTGCTGATCGCTGTGCACGATACGTACTTTCTCGTTGGACAGAAGCTCATCCGTCGAACTGTCCCGTACAAAGTACTTCGTGGTAAATGTCAGGATGTCGGTTCCTTCCGGGACCAGCATCAGTTCCTTCTACTTGGCGTCCGGATACAGAACGTAACGGATAATGTCGTTCCAGTTATCCTGCCAGGTTTTGGTTTTCTCCGTATACATTCTGTCACCCCATTATCACAAAACTGGAAAGCAGATCGCTCGTAACAGCCTGCGAGATACGAGAAATAGCTTCGGTGAACAAGAGCTGAATTCTTTTGACAGCGTTCCGGTTAATATGTCCTGCGACATCGACCGGCCAGTTAAAGCCGTCCGGTAGGTTGTAGATCGTCTTGGCTGTACTGATACCGTGCGTCAACACATGCTTGCGGAACGTCACTTGCCCGGGCTTGGAATGAAGAGGCCCGTCTGCGTTATTGCCGTGAATGACCGTCATCACTCGGACATATGTATCAATCGACATGCCGCGCAACTGATCTTCATCGATACCAACCGAGTATTCAATAAACTCGTTGGTAACCTCCCGGCTGATTTCATGAACGGCGTCCTCTGCGGCTTGTACCATGATGCCACTTCCGTTGCCGTTTCGGGAAATCTCGTCCTTGAAAATCTTGATCAGCTCTTCTTCTAGGTAATTCATCTCATCCATTGCGATCTGCTGAATTGATGTAAAACATGTTGCGGTGTCAAACGACATGCGAGCAAGAACATTATCCTTCAATGCCGCTCACCGTCCCGCCAGCAACACGCTTCGCATTCAACGAAAGCACGCCGTAGTCCCTGTCGATCTGAACTTCTGCCAGGGAAACATTAATGACGCGATATGTAAAATCACCGAGAATAAACTCATCGTCCAGCCTGATCTTTCTGGTGGTCGGATTCCATTGAACATAGACCGAGATCAGGTGGTCGGGATGCATACCTGCCTGCCCGGAACTGCCGCTGAAGTCAGGGCGTCCGGCATACTCGCTGTGGCTGATCGGCATCTCGTGCGCAATCACGATGCGGTCATTAGAGATGGGATCGTCCAGCCTGAACCCCGTTGTGGGGTCAACCTCCGGATGCGCCTTTCTTGTGAAGTCCACCACGGCGTTACACTCAACGCTCTGCGTCGCCTGATTGTTGGCGTGGAGCGTGATATTCCAGTTCAGCATAAACAGCGCGCCGTCCTCACGAACAACGATGTCGCCCTTCTGGATCGGTATCTCGTAGCTGGTCTTGAAGTTCGTGCTCATATCAGAGTTACCGATTTTACTTTTCCAGTCGATAGCCGTCTGTTGACCGCGAATATAGATTGGCTCATAGTCTTCGTCGTTGCGCTTGAACCAGTCATGGATCAGCTCAAAGGTAAAGTTAACGTGCGGCACGTCGTGATTCAGGAGGTGCCGGAAGTCGCTTTCAATCTGCGCCGGAGGCCTGAAGTTCTCATGGCTCGGCAACTGACGAAATGGAATGGTCTCTCTGGACTCGCGAATCTTATCGACTCGGTCCCACACAACTCTGGCCATCGTCATCCCTCCATTTCGTACAGATTATTCGGGAGCCGCCCAACGTCGCCAGCCTTGTCAAGCATCTTATGCTTTACTGCGTTAAAGCCAACCCAGACGCGGTCGCTCCATTCTTCCTTTCCTTTGCCCGTTGCCTCGTAGCACAGGTTCTCAATATCAGTAATCAGATACAGCAGATCCTGCTGTATCATCTGTGTATACTCTTCTAGTGTGTATTCCTTTGTGTATACCGGCTTCAGGTTCTTGCCGCGATACACAACCCGTACACCCAGAGTATCTGTGTTTCTCATCCGCGCCACCGCCTCACAGCAAGTTATAGCGGATCATTCTCCACCACACAACGTCGCGCTCCTTCTTGGCTCCGTCGATCTTGGCCTGAAGGTTCTTGAACGGCGCGTCCCCGTGGGTCACCGCCATGGCGTCTGTCGTGTAGGAAGTCATACCGTCATACTGGCTCTGGACTTTCTTATAGAAGTCAAGCTCCGCCGTCATGATAACGTAGAGCTGTTCGTCCGGCTTCAGGTCATCGGTGAAGAAGAGCGGAACAGGTTCTGTTTCTTCCTCTTCTTCTGTTGTTGTCTCGGAAGATTCATCAGTTGTTTGTTCCGGATCTTCTTCCGTCTGTTCTGAAGCTTCCTCGTAAACAAAGCGGGACTCAACGTCCTGCTCGCCCTTGCCTACCAGAATGTAAAGGTAACGGATGGCCTCGGCAATCATCCTGCACAGATCGTCCCGGGTCACCGTCTCCAGCGTGTCCTGCCATTCGATCCGGTTGAACAATCTCCGCGCCAGCTTTGTAATGTCGGTCACCGTCACCACCCCTTCCTGCTCTATATAATTATTCGTCCATCAGATCGCGATTCGGGATCTTGGCCTGAATCAGTTTGATCTTCGCCATGCTCAGGTTCTGCTCCACGGCGATGTCGGCGATACGGTCAAGTTCCATGGGATCCTGCACGGTGGCCAGCCACTTCTCGAGGGCTTTCACGCTTCCGTTCAGTTTCTTCTTGATCTCCTCGTCGTCCATAAAGGCCGCTTCTTCCTTCTCGTCGATGCCGAGCTTGGCTAGCGTGTCCTCTTTGGCCTTCTCTTCCACCTGAAGCCAGCCGCACTGAAGCAGGGTGCATGTGCTCATCACATAATCGATCTCGTCTTCACTCAGCACCGTAAAGCTTCCGGGACGAATATTGATTCCGATGTCATTGGTCGGCGTCTTGATGCCGATATTAAACTTTGTTTTGTTGTAAATACGAATCTTTTCAGACATTACTCTCTCTCCTTTGCAATACCTTTACAGGAAAAAGGAGAGGGAGAAATGTCTCCCTCTCCGTATTGAACCGCAGATTAGTTGGACAGATCTTTGTAAACGCCCATGTAGGGACGATCACCAATCGCCACAGCCGCATTGAAGTACTGGTCCAGACGCACCTCGAAGGTCAGGTCGTCGATGTTGGTGGTCTCGTTGGAGAACACGTCGCCTTCGAAGACAACCTTCAGAGGACGCATGGTCGCATCCGCCATGGTGGGCAGGATGTACAGCTGCTTGGTGTTGTACACCGGCACGTCGGAAGCATCAATGGGCGGGTTAACCAGCTGGATAACATTCGCGCCAATGTAGGTTCCGATAAACCCGGCGGCATTCTGCTCGTTGATGATAGCGTCGCTGAACTGCTTGGTGCCAACAGCGGCGGTGAAGCCGGTCAGTTCACCCAGCTGAGCGATCAGGGCGATGTCACCGATCACAGTAGCTTTGCCTCCCATTCTCATCCAGTGATAGACCATGGGATCCAGAGTGGCCTTCACCAGACCCTGACCAGATCCGAAATAGGGAGCCGCCCAGTTGGGAGCCGCCTGACTCAGCACGTTCTGGGTGTACTGGTTGATCTTCAGGAGCATCTGATAGCTGCCTTCCTGAACCAGCTCGGCCATGTTGGCCAGACCGTTCTGCATCTCCACGATGTTAACCACGGGACGGGCAGAAACGTCCAGAGTCTCCAGACTGATGGTGCGGTTGGCAACCTTACTACGAGCCGTGGTAGAACCCTTGGCCTGAATGTAAGCACGGATGCCGTCGATCTTCAGCTTGAACTGAGCCTTGTCGCCAAAGCCAACGCGCTTCACGTCAGCAATCTGGTCCTACCAGGTCAGCTGGGGCTTGATCATCTCGTTGACCGCGAAGCCGATCAGCTGGGCGATCTGATACTTGTTGTTGGGGTTGGGGTTCTTCGCCAGATCGCGAATCAGTTTGTTCGCGTTCTCCACGTCCCCGCTGTCAATACGTTCGCCACGCGCAGAGGCGACACACATTTCGACAATCTTGTCGTTCTTATTGATCTCAATCATTCTCAGTCACACCTCCGCCAACTTAGGACTTCTTGGCGATAGAACCGCCAGACGCAGGCAGCACGACATTGCCGACAGCCAGAGTCGCATACAGCTCATCGGCCACGCTCATGATCAGCTGATCGCCCTTTTCGGGAGCACGCATCTTCACATAGTGACCAGCGGGAACGGTATACTCGGCGTAGTTGATATCCTTATCGCCATAATCTTCGAACTCGTTCTCAACGAAGTAGTGATCCTTGGTGCCTTCATAGATGCAGTGCATACGCACGGCCTTGAGGCCCCACAGGGTTGTCAGCTCGTCAATCACGAATTCAGCATCGCCGGCCGCGGTGATCTTCTTCACACCGGTGGAGCCGATTTCAGCAAATACGCCATTGGCCAGTACTTCGGCGGCCTTATACTCGCCTTCGTACACATGGCCATTCAGCTTAGTGAAATATCCAGCCATTATGAATTCCTCCATTACTTAGACACAGGACTGAGCATGTCGCCATACTCGCCATTGTCTTTAATATCCATATCCACATAGGAAGCCATCTGGAAGTACGCGGGGATCTCAGGCTCTTTCTCTTCTTCCTGCTCCGCCACTGCAACTTCAGCCTGCTCCATGGACAGGTTAGCAATCGCCTCGTAGTTCAGCTCGGCAATGGCGTTGGCCACGTCTTCGCGGCTCACGTCCAGCCCTTGCTTCTCCGCAAAAGCTCTCGCTTTATTCTGTTTTTCGGCCAGCGCCTTTTCGGCTTCCGCCTTCATAATCTCGTTGTACTTTACTTCAATAACTTCAAGCTCGGCAATCCGGGTCTTCAGCTCCGCGATCACGCGATCCTTTTCGTCCTCTTCAGCAGTTGCAACGGGCGCTTCCTCATCCACCGTCTCCACAACCGTTTCTTTGGTCTCGGTGCAGATGGTGTCAGGCTCACCCCAATGGGGGTCACCCTTTCTGTAGGTCTGCTCCAGTTCGACACGATGCATCACGACTTCCGCCGTGGCATCCTCCGCCTGCGCAACACCAGCGTCTTCAGCGGTGGCTGTTTCATCGTTTTCGTCCTCGGGAGCCTCAGGTTCCTTGTCATCCATATCTTCGTCCTCAGGCGTCTCCTGATCCTCGGCATTCAGATGCTCTTCCTCGGCCTTGACTTCCTCGGCAACGATTTCCTCAACCTGTTCCGCGTTCATCTGTTCCTTAGGCATTGTCTCTGTCTCACCTCGTTCGGCTGTCGGCTCCCCGCCGTCCAAAAGTTCAGCCACTAGGTCCAAAGATACCGCCTCGGGGTACGCGGGTTTGCTTACGACCGCAACACCTGTCATGGCATTGTGCGGCCCAACATCAATAATCCTCGCGCCATCCGCGGTTAGATGGGTATCTTCCGGAAGGTACTTCACCTCGAACGAAAAGGCCAACCGACCCTGCTCAAAAAGATCGCTAATGCATTCACAAATTTCGCTTTCCCGCTTAGGTATCCGCGCTGTAGCCTGCAAATAGTCAATGCCGTCTTCTGTCACAATCCGGAAGTTAAGCATGCCACCAATTTGCGTGGTGTAGAACTTACCGTCCAGTCTGTTGTACAAGTGGGTCAAGTTGTCGTATTCTTTCGCCGTGAGCCGTTCAACGTCCGCATAAAGCGGGAGCGCTGCGAACTCATCATTCCGGTTGACGATATCAGCCATAAACTCACGGCTGACACCCTCTTTGTTCCCGTTGGTCTGGCTGGAACACACGACCATATCGACCGTCAGAAATACGTCGTTGGTCTCCTGTGTTTCTTCAGCCATCTAAACTCTGTCGGCAAGAAGCGACAAGCTCTTTTGATTGTCCTTCATTGCGGGATCATCCTTTCAGCAAACAGCACACTGTAGGAGGTAAGCGGCATTTGCATGAGAATGTATGCAAAGGGATACACCGAATCAGTGTATCCCTTCACGACAAAGTTATATAAAAACGCGATTTACGTTTTTACCTGTTCATTGATCTGTTGCTTCCTCGTCCTCATCGACCAGGTCTGCATCATGCCAGTGATAACCCTTGTAGATCATCCACGCGGCAATCGCGGCACAAGCAACAAATGTTATAGCGTACATCATGTACGGTCACTTCCTTTACTCCTGAGGTTCGGAGCCGTCTTCTGAACTGGGTTTAGGTTGCCTTCCGGTTTCGCTTTTGCCCGGATCAGAGTTTCGCTCATCGTCGCTCAAGCGAGGCCGTCCGATGGTGGTGTTCTCCTCCGTATTGTCAACCTTGTTTTCCTCAGCTTCCGCGTTCGGATTCACACCCGGCTTCACGAACACCTTGGTCTGAACCTCTTCCTTTGTTTCAGCCGCCTTGCGTTCCTTCTCTTCCTCGTAGTCGAAGCCGTGAGCATCGATCATCGTTTCGTAGCTGATCACGCCTTCCTTCCACAGCTCGAGGCATTTATCCTGAAAACTCTTGTTGTTTGTCAGGTCTGTTACGGGGAATGTGAACTTCGGCAGGTTCCTCGTTGCGGATCGCGGCAGTCCGTTCTTGGTGCCGTTCAGGCCGGTGGAGATGATGTTGTTGATCATCTGCGCCATCCTGCGCTTCGCTTCCTGAATACGCAGGGCAACCATCTTGGTGCTTACCTGACTGGATCCAAAGCTCGCAGCGTTGTCCTGTCCGCTGACCACGATACCGCTGATGCCTGCGGCGGAAAGAATATCCGCATTCACGCTGGCATACTTATCATGATCAAAGATATGATCGCTCTCAGGCTGAATCACCTGAGCCTTTGCGAAGTTGTTGGTAACCGCCAGCGCAACCTTGCTGGAAGCCGTCATAGCCTGCGCGAACAGGGCCTGCAGCTTGGCCAGCGCCGCAGCGTCCGGGACCACCTGTTCATTGGTGCTTCCGTAGGTAACGTGGATAAAGCTTCTCGCGGCCAGATTCAGCAGGGAGTCTTCCCATGCACCGATCAGCTCTTTCTTCGCGAAAGCTCGCAGGCACGCCGCAACCATCGGGATGGCGTATCTCTGCCAGTCCGGATGCGCATCCTGAAGCACAAATGTTGTGTGCGGATTCAGCTGAACCCATTCACGGTTGTTCTTCAGTCCAAGCGCCACCTCGGGAGGATAGCCACTCAGTCGCTTCTCCAGATCTTCATCTTCGATGAATTTCTTATAGGCCTTGTTGCCCATCCGCCTCAGGTCTGTCTGAAGTGTCCGGCAGTTGAATTCAACCAGCGGTTCGCGGTTCACCCGCACGTTGCCGATCCGGCAAAGATGAGGGGGCAGTGAGACAATATCGCCGTCCGGCTGTACGCTGATATACAGATTCGCATACAGATAATATTGCATAAAGAAGCTTTCAAGCTTGTCCCACATACCGATCTGGTTAAAGTACTCGTAGTACTTTTCCCTCGCCTGCTTACTTCCGCCGACCTATCTGAAATCGTCGATCAGCGAGAACGGCACATACACTTCCTTGATCGCGCCCCGGAACAGCGGGTCAGCGTCAACCCAGTAATCAGCCAGCTGATAAAACTGGTTGATGTTGTTCTGTTTATCCCTCAACAGGCTTGTATAATTGAAGCCTTTCAGGTCGCCGGTGAAGGTAATGTTCCTGTCGTTAAATGTCTGCGAAACGTCAATCTGATTGAAGTCCGCCGCAATAGCAAGCTCCGGAGGTGTTGCCACGATTGCCGGTGCGCTTGGCGGTGCCTTCTGGCGTGTCGCAAACCAGTCTCTGATTCCCATCGCCAACACCTCCTTATTATAAATATCCCACCACGCCAACCACATCAAAGATGCTGGAATGGTTGAGTTTCTTTTTGCGTGTTTCTTCCATGCCGCTGATATAATGCACAGCCATCATCAGGCTGGAGCCACGGTCCTTATGCTGGTTCGCCTTGGCGCTGTCGAACAGCATTGCGCCGTTCGCGCCAAGCTTGCCAACGATCTGGCCGAGTTCGATCTGGAGCGCATCGGCCTCCACAAAGATAGCAATCTCTTCCTTTGTCAGGTTCCGACTGCCGCCCTCTGCTTCGCCGTCTGCGTCTGCGATCTTGCCACCGATAATCCGCCGGCTGGTGATCGGAAGCTCAATGCTTTCCTGTTCCAGCGCAATCGTCAGCGCGCTGACCATCTGCTGGTTCAGCATGTTGCTGGCGATAAACGGATGAATCAGCGGAACAGCGTTTTCGATCCGGCTGATCTCCGTATCCACCACAAGCGGCGGGTATTCACGGCCTGTATCCGGATCTGTCCATGGCTTGTTCATGAACTGCGGGAACGCATCGCCCAGGCCGCGGCAGTCAACCACGACCTTCTGGGTGTTCGGAAACTTGACCAGTGCGCGGCGCACCTCTGTCGCCAGCGCATCCAGCCGTTTGCCATGGAAGCTTCGGATGTTCACAACCTGCTTCATGTAGCCGCCGTTCTCAAGCTCCTCAAGTTTGATCACGGTCAGCACGGCGTTGTCTGCGTTCTTCGCCGCGCTCGTTGCGATATCCAGCGCCATCACGTAAGAGGTTGTACTCTTATTCGGCTGGGCCAGCTCAACGTCACGCAGCACCCGGCATTTATCCGTCAGCTCGAACGGGAATACAGCACCGTCCTCGGCTCCCAAAAAGATACTGCCGTATTCGAGGGCGAACTTGTTGTCGTCCATCGAGGCCTGCTCTTCAAGGAAGAAATCCCGGGAGCCAAGCCCGTTCCGTACTGCGGCTTCCCAGTTCATGGCGTAGGCGAAGCATGTGCCGTCGTAGTCCTTCGACACCATCCTGCGTACCGTGTCCACAAACATATTGTAATAGTAATTATTCTTCAGACACGCAGATGTGATGGAGACCATCTTGCTGGGATAGTCTTGGAAATTGTTTTGAATACACAGGTCACGCGTGGTATTACGCACAGGGCGCGCTACAGCTTCAAGGTCGGCCTGCTTAACCTCGGGGGCCTCGTCTATGATCAGGATCTTCGCACGGTTGCCGCGGAATGTCCCCTAGCTGAAGCTCTCAATATTACTGCCGTTCTTGAATGTACACTTGCCCTTGCCCGTGCTGATCTGCACCGGGTGATTGTGCCGGGTGCAGTCCAGCTCCCGCAGAATCTCAGGATTCCGGCAGAAGTAATCATTGATTTTCTTCGGCACAAGCACGGCCTGCTCTGCCGTACCGGAAATGACCGCAATATTGCTTCCCGGATAAAGTATCGCCATAGCGATACAACAGATGGCGGTGATCCACGTCTTACCGAAGCCGCGGCTCTGCACATCCATGATCGTATTATACCGACCAAAAATACGGGCCTGTACGCGCTGTACAGGCCTTAGTTTGACTTTAAGGTATTCCTCGATGAAGCGATCCTAGTGGGTTCTCCAGTACCAGATCTGTTTGGTCCACGCCTCAAGGTTTCGAAGCTCCCTGATCTGGCTGAGTTGTTCTGCCTGGCTGATCATAGTTTCACATCAGCTCCAATCGACCGCAACGTATACAGATAATCATTCACAACGCGGTCAACGTCGTCATCGGGGAATGTATATGGATTTTCGTTCAGGAAGCCGTCCGTCTCAAGCTTGAGAATAATCTCGCCCAGCGAACCCATGCCGGTGTTCTCTCCGGGCTTGCGTTTACTGGCGGCAAAGTTTGCGGATTTCGACAGCTCGTCGAACACGCGCCGTGCGTCTTCATATTCCTTCACAGGAACCTGACCGCGCCGGTACTTGTCCTCGGCGATGTCGGCATTCAGGCTGGCCTTGATAACCTTCCGGGCGTAGTCCGACTGGTTGATCGTGTCCAGCTTGAAGTCTTCCGAATACTTCTGGTACAGCTTGTTCAGCCGCCGTATTTCCGTCGGTGTGAACCAGCCTCCCCATTCGTCGTCGTAAACAGGCTTGTCATCAGGGTCGGCGAACTCATGAACCACCAGATCCTCGGTGCTTTCGGTGCCGTTCACTCGCACGTTCTCTTCGTACTCGTAAATCGCCACCATGTTCATGATCCGAAGGTAGGCCTGAGCAATGGCCTCCTCCGCGAGCTTCGCCTTCTCTTCTGGCGGCGTGTCAGCATCGATCCACTTCTTGTTGGTGGACAGCGCGTACAGCGCCTTCTTCTTGGAGGCTTCCCATCCGTTTTCCTTGAACTTCCTGTTGTTCTCGAATAAATACTTCCGCAGTGTTTCGCGGTCATGCACGAATTTTCTCGCGCAGTCCTTGCACCACGCATCCCTGCAAAATTGACTGGCCCACAGCTTATTCATAAAGAAATCATCCAGGGGCAATGTTCGATTGCAGTGGATACAGCGCTTGCCTGCCGCTTTCTTTTTTGCCATTTGCCAATCTCCTTTATCTTGCCTTTGCAAAAAGATAAGCCGAAGTTTTCCTCAGCTTAATTCAATCGGATACACGCACCGCCTGCCGTAACCCTTCTGGATTACCATGGCGGTTGCGGATGGCCGGCTGAAACGTCCGAGCTTCAGCGCGAACCCGTCAGCACCGCAGATGGACCCGACGCGGATCATCATGCTGTTGCCGTTCTGCGTAACACCGGTGGCCAGCTCTTCCTCGTGATGCAGGTGACCGCACACAAAGAAGTCGATCTGCTTGCCGTAGATATTTACTGAATCTCGGCAAAGATCCTGAATTTTGCCGCCGTCTCCGTGAAGCATCAGGAAGTCGTATCCCTCGATGTTCGCGTGGTGATACTTGCCGGTCAGGTCGTGGATCGTCACGCCCTGCGCTGGCGAATCGAACTTTGCGCAAAGATAATGGTGTATGATCTTGCACATATTATCCTTGGGGAAGTCGCCAGCCTTACTGCCCAGAGGCCGTACCTCGTCATGGTTGCCGCCGACCATATGCACGTCAATATGAAGTTGCGTCCGGTCTCGCAGCTCGCACAGCCACTGTGCGAACATATCGCTGAACTTAATGGTGGAATCAACGATTCCGTACCGCAGGTTCTGAAGCTGGCTCATCCTGAGCATGCCCGAGATCATGTCGCCAACAACCATCACGTTAATGTTGCTGACGTTCTCGCGCCGCACAATCTCGCAGACCCGGTCGAGGATCTGCCCAAAACGATTCTGGCACACGTCCTCGTCGTAATGGTTGATCGTCTCGCCAAGGAACCCCTTGACATCCATGATCTCACCAAAGTGAATATCGCCAATCGCAAGCACGAGTTCGCCTCCGGACAGGTCTCTGATAACCCCCGTCTGACGGAACGCGGCTTGGTTTGCCGGCAGTTTGGAGATCGCACTCGCAATGGCTTCGCGCAGGAGATCGTCCCGGGCTGTGGCACGATAGACCTTGTTGTTCTCATTGATCAGGTCCCGTATCTTCTGCCGCTCGACGTATCCTTCGGCACCAATCATTCCGGCGTCGTTCGCCAGCTTGATGCCTACGCCAGCCTTGCGCAATGTGTCCGCTTTCATGTCAAGGGCGTAGTCTTCAATCAACTCCGCCCATTCACGATCCAGCTATCCTGCCTTCTTATTTAAGACGTCTTCAACCAGACTTCTTTTTTCGTCCGCCGTCAATTCTTCCAGGAGTCTTCCCATCCAGTGAACTCTCCTTTAATAACCTTTATATGTCAAGACCAATTATGTAGCATAGATTAAAAGTCTATAACATAATATAATTGCTGTGTTGGTCTTTCTATGTGGTGAGCGGTGCAGGACTTCCACCCGCACGTCGGAAACCCGACAATAGATTTAGAGTCTATCGTGTCTGGTCATTCCACCAACCGCCCAAGTCTTTATAATACACAAGGCACATTTAACTCTAGCGCTCTACCGATTGAGCTATACGGGATTGCCCCGCAATCAGAATCGAACTGATGACAAATAGAATTTATATAGCAATTGCTGTCTGTGCCTTAGCTTAATAGATGGTCCACCAATAATCAAAGTATTTCCGGTAATCTCCGCCGTTCGGAAGTGAATCTTCTTCGATATCACCCGCTCGGCATCTTTGCCTGATCGCACGGTTGGTCTGTTGCTTGCTGTACTTGCGTGGCCCTGAGAGATCAAAGCTTTTGTACTGTTCTCTCGGGTCGTCGATCTGCAATCGGCCTCGGAATAATCGGCCTCGGAATGCCTGCCGCGAGTTTGCCACCCGCTTACGGTCTTTCCTCTTGGACAGCCTCTTCCGTGCATATCGATTCAAATGCATCATAATCCAAAATTCCTCCGGCTTGAAGAATATGACTTTCATCAATAGGATCGCCGTTTGCGGTATACCATCGGTTGCCGCATCGAAGAATTTGATCCATGTCATACAGCTCATCCTCTGACCCATTGCGATGATGAACTGTCTTTGCGCTGTACTCCGGGAGATCCACCACTTGCTTGACGTCGTTGCCGACCCAGAAGCATCCGTCGGTGTCCACGGTGAATCTCTCCACCTGTGCGCCGCCGTTCTCCTGCCGGATCAGCTCCAGCTTTTGCCGCCTGCTCACCTGCCGTCCCTTGGTGGGCTTCGGCTTCTTCCGCGTTGCGGCCTTCTCGTCAAGCATCTCGGTCATAACTTTGAAGCTCAGGTTCTCCTCGGCTTGCGCATCGCCCTTAGATGCGCCGCTTCCGTACATAATATTGTTGACATAGCTCGGACAGGACGACACGGGAATCTCCCGCGCCTTTGTCACGGTCTGCTTGTACTCCGTCACGATCCCGTCTGTCGCGCCATACAGCAGATAATACCCAAGGCTGTCAAGCAATCTCTTGACTCTCATCTCGGGAGAGAATACGTCGCCGTCATCGTTCAGCCAATTCCGGTCGCAGTATCCATCCCAGCTGGAGGTAATACGGTCAACCGTCTGAAGCATCTGGTCGGCGTCACCGGCCTACAGCGTCAGAACCTGACCATTGGGCAAAAACACCTTATATCCTGTGGCCAAACAAGCCCCTCCCTAATATACTATGAAATAATTGCAACGCTTTGCAGACAACGGTTACAACTCAGAATATTTCCTGTCGCACATGCATGCTTCCCAGTTGGCATTGTTCTTCCGCACAATCTTGTCGACGGCGCGGCTGAACATCTCGTCGCATGTCTGGCGTGCTCTGGTCGTATACTCTGCGATATCAGAAATTGCGTATCCCTGCATGAGGTACTGGACGATCTGCGTTTCGCCTTCGCTCAGGCCGGCCGTCTCGATCAGGCGATCCAGATCGATGTAGGTACACAGCACGTCCTCGTCAAGGGGAAATACGCCGTCCGTTGAGAACTACGAGTCCTGAAACAGCCCGGGCAGATAGCTTCGGTCAAGCCGCGACCGTTCCATGATCAGCTCGCGGACAACCGCAGATTCACTGAGCGGCGTATAGGCAAACTGGTTATTCCTTCTTGCCACCCTTGGTCACCGGCTGTACCTGCGCCTTCAGTTCTGCGATCCGCCTGTCTGCATCGGCCAGAGCGTCATTCAGCGCATCATTTTCTTCCTTGAGTTCGGCAAGCTCGGTCTCCGAAGCACCGCCGCCCTGAAGCGCGCCCAGGATGCCGTCCACGTTATTCAGCAGAAGGTTCTTCAGGCTCTCGCGTTCCTTGGCGCTCGGCTTGCCGCTTGCAACCGTGTTGTCTAGCTTCTGCTTCGCCAGAGCAATGTCATTATACATTTCCTGATTTGTCAAAACATTCATCTCCTTTATATATGGCAATCCACGAGACTGACGTAACAGTCCTCTCCGTGGTTGATCCACTCTTCCCATTCCTGATAGTATGCGTCCATCGTCTCAGCCGTCTCGTCGGAGAGCGCGAACCATCCCATTCTTCCGGGCGCATGCCACACACCGTCCGGCGTAATGAACGCGTAGGGCACCGTCGGCCGCATCATCTCTTTTACGTACTGCTCCACAGTGCCATACCGCTCGAGGTAATACTTGTCCGACCAGAACCCATCGCCTTCCTCAGAGTATTTCCACCATTGCTTCCGGAGGTCTTGCTCGGTCAGCCCATCCGATCTTTTAAACCAGTCCATCTGACTCTTCTTGAAGAAATGCGGATACTCCATTTCGCCGGCATCGATCAGCCGCATAATCTCGTCTGTCGGCTCATACAAATATGATTTGCCGTCCAGTGTGTACCAGTCCCACTTCGCCTGCGGGTTGTACCATTCGCCGTACGATTGACTCGCCTCATCGAAGTGCCACATGCTCTCCAGCCACTCGGCGCGTCGCCACTTCGGATTCTGCTCCATGAACTTCTTCCACTTTTCTTCCAGCTCGCTATCACTCACCGGCTCGAAGACATACAAACTCTTGTCGTTTTCATCGAAAGGTGCGAGCAGTCTGTCGAACTCTGCATCGCTTTGGGAACTAGCGAATACCGCTACTGCGTAATGACTCATCGTCGAATTCCTCCTCAATAAGGCCGGCACAGGGAGTCGAACCCTGAACCTCCGCTTTACAAGGGCGGCGCTCTCTCCATTTCGAGCTATGCCGGCATAAACGGCCCCGGTGCGGCCTACGCTGCGTGACGCTTGCGGTGTTACTCCGCGTTCTCCTCGCCGTACGCACGAGGCGAGATACTTCTTCTCCAAAGCGTTTTTCAGCCGACCGGGGGATTCTAGACGCTGGTTTCGATTTTGACCGGCTTCGTAACCGGAAGGCTTTGTTTTAGGACAGACCGTTCTGAACTGTCCTCGATGCAGGACACCGTAGGTATTCCCGCTCTTGCTCTGTTAATTATCTTTTAAAGATATATAATTGCAGTTTACAGCGTCTCACGGTTATGACATTAGGGCCAGGTTATGGCAGGCGCGGCCACCGCCGTCTGGACATCAGTGCAGAAGCAAACGTCCGGATCCTCGAAGATATCTCTGGCGATATTCTCGTAGAGGGTGGTCATGTTGCCGTAGACATCGTTCAGGTTATCATTAAAGAACTGGACAACCTTGTTCGCGAAGACAACGTATGTCCACTTCGTCAGGAACGCCGTCTCCAAAGTCCTGACAAAGGACAGTGCGGGATTCCCTTCGAAAGCAATCTCGAACAGCTCGACTTCGGTCGCACCGCACACGTTCTCGCAGAACTCGCCGTTCGGAGGAAGTACGTTGATGGCGAGGATAATATTACCAAACGTCTTATGATCGGGAAGCAAACCCGCCAGCGCAGTCGCCTTGGCCGCATCATCAACATAAAGGTTAACCGCGTAGTCCTCTGGGTGGTGTACGATCTTGATCTGCGGATCGTCGCCGAACAAAGCCTTCAGCTCGTTAACAAAGGTGATCCACGGGGGCGAAAGTTTCAACCTGACGTTTTCCATTAATTCATCTCCTTAAATCAAATGCGGGGCGTGCAGTCGGCGCATTAGCTTTTATGCTATCCGCCCAGAGGGTGGACGGAGGCGGAGTTCAACCGCCATCTCCTCAATCACGCGCATCCCTACAGGATTTCATCTCCTTGATTCTCGCTTACTCGATCATTTTCTGCGACAGTCCGGGACCCTCCCATGCGCGGAGTCGAACCGTGCCAAACCGTCCGTTCACAGTTTCACGACGCGAACCGAGTGGGACCTCGGCGTGTTCCTGCGTATGGGCCTTATTTTCTTAGCGCCTTTTATACCGGTCGCCGCATCTCAGCGGACTTACTGCCGGGATCTTGTGCTTGGCTACCCGCATCGTATTATTCATTCCACGGAATATCCGTTTCGTTATAGATCTGCGCACCGGCTGGCGGTTGCCCATTGCCGCGCACAGCTACGATCTTATCGTGCGGCTCATCACTCTTGTGCGTGTTGAACCAGCGCTTCACAAAGTCCACGGCTCGCTCCGCATTGCGCGCCTTCACATACATGGTGCCAGTAGATTTCTTATGATCGCCGTACAGAACTGCGTACGTGTAAACATTCTTTCGTGCCAATTTGCAATCACCGCCTTCGTCATATATAAGGAACATTTGAAATCAAAATGTGCATAAAAAGTCATAATTTTTTATGATCATGCAGATACGCGCAATCCAATTCATCATGATGCATATTCTTTACTTCAAATCTCACAGATAATTAGGGAAGAAAAAGACCTCCACCTCATCGGATGAGTATTTATTCATCCGCAGAAGTGGAGGTCTAAATTCCTACACAAATTGTGAGGATTTTGAGGTAAAGTTATTCATGATCATCTTCATAGTAATACAGCGCGATTTCCTCGGTGACGAACTCCGGTGTGTAACTGAGCTTCGAGAGCCTGCCGCCTGTATTCATCCACAGGACCCGGCTGTAGTTCTCAAAGACCTTCCTGACCGTTGCGGGATCCTCGCCGTCTCGGT